CAAAGAGAATTAAAATCGAAAGATGATACAGGAAATTTTTTAAATTTACCATACTTTAATTGTAGTCAAACAACAAGATATGCCTTTCTTGAAAATGGCGATGCTGCTAATATAGAAAGTTTTTTTGAGCTATACGAAAGATATAAACAACAAGACATAAGCGTAATAAAAATTAAAAGACCTGAAACCCCTTTTTCAGATGGACCACCATGCATTGAAAGTTTAACTCAAAATAAATTAGAGGATGGTCGAGACAGGGTCATGTATCAATATATTGTATACGCTAAAAGAAAATGGCCGGAAAATTGGCAAGATAAAATTTTTGAATTTAATTATAATTATTTTAAAATTCCTTTAGATCAAAAAGTAATTACAGGAAAAATAAAAACAAATGAAAAGAATGATTTTAATTACAAATGTAATGAAGAACCAATGTGTGATGTTTGTGATAAAAAATTATGTAAATCTAGAAAATTTGGTATTGGACAAGAGGCAATATTTCCTAATCTTACAGACCTGCAGGTTGTTAACCTGGAAGAACCATACTATTACATGAATGTAGATGGTGATAGACTATATTTAGATTCAGCAAAACATTTAACAAATCAAAGTTTATTTCAAGAAGAGTGTGTTAAACAATTAAGATTAAATCCACCAACACTTAAAACAAACGATTGGAAAAAACTCACAAACATACTTTTAAACGGTGCAGAGATAACAGAACCTGCAGAAGGCACAGGCACAAAAGATATATTAAGAAACTATCTTGAAGACTATTGTGTAAACAGAATACAGAAAGATGATTTTGAAGATTTAAAAAATGGTGGGACATATACGAAAGAAGGCTATCATTATTTTGTATTTGATAATTTTTTTCATAACTATCTATCAAGAAAACATTGGAAGGTACCATATCAAAGAACATCACAGATGTTAAAAGATAATTTAAACTGTGGAACTAAACGAGTTGGTAAACATAAGTTATCCGTATTTATCGTATCTAGGTTCGATAAAAAAGAAGAAACATATAAACCTAAAACTTTTAAAAAAGATAATTATTAATAGGAGGCAGAATGGCAAAAAGAGAAAAGTTTTCAATATGGGGAAGAGAACCTGACACTAAAAAAGGGTGTTATGAATTTTTTCAAGAAAGAAAAAAATTATGGTTTGAAGGGTATATTTTAGAAGGCGATGATGAAAAATATATGAAAGAAATGATGAGTAAATATTACTACTCACCATTAAAACCACACTTAGTTCAAGATGTTTGGAATAAAAATAAAGATAAAATTATAGAAATAAAAGTTGTGTTAGGTCCTGTTTTTGGAGAAAAAACTTTTGAGTTTTGGACAAAAAAACCAACTTATAAAATGGCTAAAACAATAGGTACGGTGGATGGTAAAATATCGTTTACTGACAAAGAAGGTAAACCATTTTTAATGGAAACAGTTGACAACCCTGGAACAATGTTTAACTTTTCTACTGCTAGGTGCATATGCTTTCCGGGTCAAACTGGTTTAACTCATGAAAGTGCAAAACCTAAATCTGCGGTTATGGAAGCATTAAAAAATGCTATCGCTCAACCAAAAATACAATGGAAAAAAAATCAAGGATATAGACCAAAGATCGACCCACGAATGGACGCTCATCACGTTGATGGTAAAGAGTTTAAAACTATTTTTTTAAAGTTTGTTAACACTTTAAAAATTAGTGAAGAAGAATTTTATCAGAAAATATATCCAGAACATGGAAATTATGAAACTAATTTACTAGAGTATGCCAACATAACTGGATGGCAATTTAAAAATAATCTTAACGCAAATACTTGGAAAGAAACATGGTTTGACTTTCATGAAAAATATAGAGAGTATGAAATGATAGATCCTGTTGCTCATCACAAACTTAGTTCAGATGAGATTAAATTTAAGACTAGTATTAGAAAAAATGTTGAGGATTTATTAAAATGAGAACAATAATATATGGACCACCTGGCACAGGTAAAACACACACGTTGTTAGAGCATATTGAAAAATTTCTTGAAACAACTGAGCCTGATAAGATTGGATATTTTACGTTTAGTAAAAATGCTGCGATAGAGGGAAAAGAACGAGCTGCAGTTAAATTTAGATTATCTCTATTAGATGACTTACCATATTTTCAAACTCTACATTCTTTTTGTTTTAATCAACTTAATTTAAGCAAAAATCAAGTCATGAAAGAAAAACATTATAAAGAATTAGGAGAGAAGATGGGATTAGAAATAGAAGGCACACAGCAAGATGAGGATCATGACAGTGTGTTTTACTCTAAAAATCCATACATACAATTAATAAACATAGCACGATCAAAAGAAATAGACCCAGTAAAATATTATCATCTTACGGGTAATCCACAGGTATCATTAAATAAATTAAAAATTATATCAGAAGAGTTACAAAGATATAAAACAGAGCATGGTTTAGTTGACTTTCCAGACATGATAGAAAAATTTTTAAAGAGTGGAGATACACCAAAGTTAAGAGTTATGTTTGTAGATGAAGCACAAGATTTAAGTTTAATACAATGGAAATTAGTAAAAAGAATAGAAGAATCAGCAACAGATTCTTTTATTGCAGGCGATGATGATCAGGGTATTTACAAATGGAATGGAGCACATGTAAATACATTTATAAATTTAGAGGGCACAAGAAAGATATTAGAGCAATCACATAGAGTGCCACAAAAACCTTTTGAACTTGCAAATAAAATTATAAGTAAAGTTAAAAACAGAGTAGATAAAAAATATTATCCAAAAGATACAGAGGGATCTGTAAAACGTTGTCAGAGTTTACATGAAATAGATTTTACAAAAGGTAAGTGGTTGGTTCTTGCCACAGCAAACTATATGTTAAGTGATATAGGTGATGTGTTAGATGAAAAAGGATTGTATTGGCAAAGAAGAAAAGCAACACCAAGAGTCAAAAACATATACGAAATTATACAAAAGTGGAATGAATTAAGAACAGGTGTACCAATGCACTACAATGATTGTAAAAAAATTTTTAACAAAATGAATAAAAATTGGAATCAAAATTTATTTAAAGCAATGATTAAAGATCAGTTTTATGGCATAGATGATTTAAAAAATAAATACGGTTTACAAACAGAATCAGAATGGCAAGAAGCATTAGACGAATTAGGAGATGAAGACATAAGAAAGATAACAAAACTAATCAAAACAGGAGAAGATTTATCTAGCACACCAAGGATAAGTGTCTCTACAATACATGGAGTAAAAGGAAACGAAAGAGAGAATGTAGTGATTAACACTGAACTATCTGGAGCAGCATACGACGAGTATCAAAAAAATCCAGATGACACACACAGATTGTTTTATGTTGCATGCACAAGAACAGAAAACAATTTATTTATAATTGAACCACAAAGGAAAAAAGCATATGACATCTAAAGTATGGGACAAACAACACGGAGGATCCCACTATCAAAAATATAAAATTCAACCAAGCAAGTTTGTGGTTGAGAATGAGTTGCTATACCCAGAAGGGTGTGCTATAAAATACATAATACGTCATCGTGACAAGGGAAAGAAACAAGACATACTGAAAGCGATACATTTTTTAGAAATGATTATAGAGAGGGATTATAATGAAACCAATATTTAAACCACAGACAGAGTGGTTACCACCACAAAACTTTCCTGATTTATCTAGTTATAGTGAAATATCCATTGACTTAGAAACAAAAGATCTAGACCTAAAAACTATTGGATCTGGATCTGTTGTGGGTCGAAGCAAAATAGTTGGTATAGCTGTAGCTGTACAAGATTGGAAAGGATATTATCCTATTGCACATGAAGGTGGGGGCAACATGGATAAAAACATGGTCCTAAAATGGTTTCAAGATGTACTAAATACAGATGCGATTAAGATATTTCATAACGCTATGTATGACGTATGTTTTATTAAGGCTGCAGGTCTTAAAATTAACGGCATGATCGTAGATACCATGATTGCTGGCTCTCTCGTGGACGAGAATCGCTTTCGATACGATTTAGGCTCTATGGGTCGTGATTACCTAGGAATAGGCAAAAACGAGGCTGTATTGAAAGAAACAGCAGATCTTTGGGGCGTAGATGCAAAGTCTGAGATGTATAAATTACCTGCTATGTATGTGGGTGAGTATGCAGAACAAGATGCAGATCTAACTTACAAACTATGGCAAGAGATGAAAAAACAAATGTATCACGAAGATGTCGAGGATATATTTAAATTAGAGACCGAACTTTTTCCTTGCCTCGTTGATATGCGTTTTTTAGGAGTGCGTGTAGATACTGAA